CCATCTTCGCGGAAATATTCCAGCTTGCTGATATTAGCCATCGGATTGTTTGGTTGCATCACGATTGACACTTCTGCCAATCCACCTTTTGTGATGCTGAAATAACCTTCCTCATCGGCATCAATACCGGCATCAAGCATATTGCCTTCAGCATCAACCATGCAGTATTCATCAGCATATGCACCGACAGAAACGCCGCCGACCATCATGGGCGATTCCTTCATGATCGTATATAGATCACGGCCTGTTGTGGTGTTGGTATAGATCATGCCGCGACCGATCATGCCCTCATCGGTGAATTCGAATTCATCCCATTGACCGACAGGCATTGATTGATCGTTGTGTTGAAAATACATTGGCAATGGTCTGCCAGCAACGGCAAACTCTTTTGCCCATGCTTGAAACGGAGCAGCCTGATAATTGAATCTGCGACCGTCTGCGCCTTCACGCGCACCCCAAGTGGTAAGCATTGCTTCAATCTTGCCGCACATTTCATCGGCAGATTCATCGGCAGAGCGACCCAATGCAACTTGCGATTCGAAAAAAAACGTCACGTTTTTAGTCATGAAAATTCACCTTTTTCTGTTGCATTCCATTGGTTTGCAATGGTTTAATTTTGCGCCTACTAGCAGCCTGTTTTATTTTATCTGCGACCTGCTGTTGCTGTTGTCGCTTGCGATTTAGGCTAGGCTTTTCCATTTTGCCCCGTCTTGCCAACTGAGCTTGTGTTGCCGCCGCCGCCTGTATCTTGTGGTGAAGAACCTGCAATCGGTTCTTGTTTGCCGCCTTTATTAACTAGCGTTTTGGCAATCGTATCATCAATCTCGCACAAACCCAAATATTTTCTTGCTTCATTCGGAGTCAAAATTCCAGCATTAACACCAGCGACAGAATAATTCATCTGGTCAAGTGGCGCACCCTTCAGGAAATTATCTGTCTGAAATTGTATGTATAAGTTTGGGTAACCTTGCAGCAAACTCACTTTTAGCTTTTGCTCTACATTGGTCAACAGCGGAGCCATTGTGCTTTTGTAGAATTCATCCAGCATTGTTTGCGTGTTATTGAATTTTGATTCGCCCACACTAATCATTTGTGGTGGTACGCCAAACACACCGCAGATTCGTTTCATGGTCTGTTCTTTCAGCGCAGCAAGATCAGCATCTTGAATCGAAAGCATATCGACCGGCATATACTTCATGCCATTGTCCAGCAGCATACCTTGACCGGGTTTGGATGGATCAGTCGGGCGCGATCCTGTCAGTTGCGACCATCCTTCCTTTAGTCGGGCAGCAATCTCTTTATATTTAGAATCAGGAATCACCTGATCGGTAACAAACAAGCCCGATGGTTTCGCGCCATTCTGCATGACATAGTTTGCGTAAAGATCAATATCCTGATCCAGACCAACCAATTCTGTCAGCAATATGCCTTTGTTCCAACCGCCCGAACCTTGCCAACCCATTTCCATCATGTGCATAACCTGCCAATAATCTAATGGCGCATCTTTGGAAAATCCATAACTTGGCGTTGCAAGTCGATACATTGGGTATCGAGTTTCGGTTAGCTGTGTGGTAATTAGCGTTGCATCCAGAATGTACATTTCTAATGGCGTTTGATCTGACTTGTTCTGATCCTTGCGCCAAAATACTGTGTAGCATTCGCCAGCCATATCTAGCCACATTGAAAACTGATACCAAAATTCGTATTGCGTTTGGAAATTATTGGGATTGGCAAGCAGGTTATAAACTTGTCTCGCCTTGATTTTGTCACGCGCTCCGATGGATGGATCATGACAAGCATCAACCAATTGATCGTTGGCGTTGTAGGCCATTACTTTTACAGGCAGTTGCGACAATGCTCTAGCCTTAACCGCAAGGCATGACATAACAGTGGAATTGCGCGACAACACCGACATATCCACCGTTCGCCCTGCTTGCGTAGCAGAACTAGTCGTGACGTACAGCATTTGTTGGAATGCGGACGTTGCGCCAATGTTGCGTAAAACATTATTGCCCAAAGTAACATTTCCAAACAACGTGTTACTTTCGGATTTTGCAGCGGATTTTCTTTTGAAAATGTCTAGCAAAGCCATATTAATCCTTTGGGATAAATGACCAACCTTCTTTAGGTTGATAATAATAAATTTTTCCGTTTACTTTGCAAATATTGCCAAAACATCTAATTCGCACAGCTTTTTCAGTACAATTATTTTCTTTTGCGGCAGAAGCAACACTACTAAATTTTCCGTTTGGCGTTATGTAATACCCAATAAATTTGCAATTTTTTTCTCCAAATTTTTTATTTTTTTCTTTTTTTAAAGGATTTATCCAACCATTATTTTCTTTTTCTTTTATAGATTTTATTCTTTTTTCTATTGTTTCTTTTGATTGTTTTTTGCCTACATTGGCAATGCGTAATTTTTCTTTGTGTGCGTCAGATTTTGCTATTCCAAGATTTACACTATTTCCTGCTTGCCCTTCGCCGCCATTAGTTCTATTAATTAATTTAAATCCAAGTTTTCGATATTTATCAATTGCTTCAATTTCTGCCAAAAACGCAAATTCATCATCTACATTTTCAACAATTTTTTCTGCCGTAAATCCACCATCCTTATTTATTACATTATGCCAATGCTTGCTGCGCTGTTGTTTGTTAAACAGCCGCTTGCCAGTACCTTTGCCAATATAAAACGGCAATCCGGTGCTTAGCCTTTTGTGGATGTATACATAAGCCAAACCCATAATTGCACCTTAAAAAGTTCGGAATCCATAACTGCCACTGTCAACCGGATGATCTAATGAACAGTGCATAGCAATAATTAAGGCAATAATACCATCAACCTTTGCGGATTTATCCGCTTCGTTCTTACGAATTTTTATGTTTCCGTTTACATCTTCGTACACTTCGCAGTTGCCCAACTGCCAGCCAAGAAACGGATTGCCATCATGTTTTATATTCTTGCCCAATATTAACTTTTCCAAATGCTTTGATGGATTACTTAACACCGCCATACCTTGCCCAACCTTTGTAATCGGCATCGCTTGATCGTGCAATCGAGAAATTAAACTTGCTGCGTTGTAAGCATCGTACCCTGTTGTTTTAATATCATATTTAGATGCTTGAGAAATAATGTAATCGGATATTTCCCGATCATCCATAACGTTGCCTTGCGTCAAATGCAATATGCCCGAATCACAAGCATTGCGGAATATATCCTGATAATGTTGCGGCACATGGTTTAATCCTTCTTCGGGCAGAAAGAATTTCCATTCCGCAAAATAGTCATCATCTGCATACCGCTTCAACGTACACACCGCATTTAAATCTCGCGTTGCCGCCAAGTCAAAACCAATAAACACCGCTTCCGGTTCGCGCTCATCTTTGGGCGCAGAGCATTCATCCCAGTGCGACCGATCTATCCATGCGGAATTTGCACTGACAAAAACATTGAGCGTCTTGCAAAGAAATTCATTTAGCGTTGCAGGTTTATGCTTTGCTTCCTCTGCCCGTTGCTGGATTGCTTCCTCAAAAACCGTAATGCCATGCATCGGGTTTGCCTTTGCCCATACCGCCGCATCTTTCCAATCGTCTTGCGTATCCAGCCCGTAAAGCAGACCAAACCATCGAGGATTGTCTGTCGCTTCCCCTGATAACATGGTTTGCATCATGAGCAAATCTTCATAAAACTTCGTATCCTTCGTAAAACTTGCCGTAGTGATATATATCCTAAGCGGATTTTTACGCGCCACCATACCGGAATGTAGAACCTCAATTGAATTCCTATCAATGATTTGCGCCGCTTCATCAATGATGGCGCATGATGGGTTCATGCCATCGCCTGTTTTCTTTGTGTCCCGCGACAATGCTTTAAACATTGATTGCGAATCGCCAATCTTTGTGATGTGATTCTTTTGTACGTTGTACAAGTTTTGCACTTCGGATGGCATGGATTCAATCAGCCCTTTTGCCGATGTGAATACAATGCTTGCCTGATCCCGACTGGTTGCCAGCGTATAGACTTCAGAACCTTTTTCGCCGAACAGCAATTCATACAAACCGATCACAGCGATCAGCGTTGACTTGCCAGCCTTACGGGGAATGAACACAATCACATCATTGACCATGCGTTTGCTTTTGTCTTTTTTAGACCAAAAGCCATAGATACCGCAGATCAAAAGTATTTGAAACGGTTCCAGTACAACTGGTTTCCCAGCATATACGCCTTTGGCATGGCGCATGATGGATGCAAACTTTAGGAAATGCTCAACCGCTTCAGGATGAAATTCCCATTCCCACTCGCGGTTTTCTAGTTGATTGAGGA